GGTATCGCCTGCGCAAAACGCAGGCACAAAAAAACCCCGCCGAAGCGGGGTTGATCTTAGTTAACAATTGAATCCCAAATCATCGTGGGTGTTAGGCACGAATTGTATTCAGTCCAATATGATTGATCCCATGATTCACAACCTAGTAACACGTTAATGATTAGGAAGGCAAACAGGGCACCGAATGCGAAGGTGGCCGCAAGGCCACCTCCTATTTCAATCAAGCGCTTCACTTGAGTACCGCCAAGGCAATCTTGATCTTGGCAATCATGTCAGTCAGATCGAAGGTTGCTTCCTCCGCTGTCTGGCAGACCTTGATAACATCGTTCAAGTTATCGCGGACACGTTGATCAAGTGGACGGTTGCGTGATCCTGCACCGTCTGACTTGTCAGCATTCAAGCGCTTGCTGATCTGGGTCTTGAAGTCACCGATGCGAGCACCGATCTGTTGTTGCCAGTATCGCTTGTCTGACTTCTGGGTCTCAGTCAAAGACTTGGTAGGCTTGGCTAGCAATGCCTGATTAGTCTTGGTGAAGCCTAGCACGACCGCCGCTTTGAGCGCTGTCCATTCATCCGCGTGGATGGTGGAACCGTCTGACTTGGGGCTGATGTAATCAGTCACCTTGTCAAAGCCATCTGCTATCAGCAGGTCAAGAGCGGCGATGCCTGCCTTGTCTGCCTTGATGCCTAGTTCAACCGCGCTTGCGATTTTCTTTTGTGTTGCTGTGTTTAAAGTACGCATGTCATTCTCCATTGATTGACAGTTAAGGTTATGTCAACAGGTTCCCCCTGATGACAATTACACTATGCCAAACATACGATAACAAATCAATAGATAAACTAACAGGATGACAAGTTTACACATAATCCGATAGGCCATGTTAGTGTCACACTAACAAAACAGCATAGGCCAGACCCTACCCGCCCCCCATAGGCCACTTCACAGCTTGGGACTCCCTATCTCCTATGTATTACTAGTATGTACGAATAGTTGTGTTTTTTCTGAGTTCGGTACCCCCACCCCCCTTTATATAGGAACACCCCCCACTAGGAGTCCCAACCTCCTTGCACTAAAACAAATTATTGTGTATAACTCGGCAGTAACGGTTAACAACCTGCGGAAACAGTATGTCTTTAATGCTCGAACCAGAGATTGGTGTACCATACTCGGATGAAATTCCGTATATGGATTTGCGTGCACGCGCAGAAGCTGCGTGTAATACTGCTTCTATGCTAGGAGAACACGGGTTGGACCTACAACCTACCAGTGAAGACGAAGAAATCGCAGCAAAAATTTCTTTGGCCTATGCTGATAACCCTGAAAAGACCTCTAAGAAGGTTTCTACTAAGCGAGCGTCGGCTTTACCGCCCGCTGCGCTGGTCGCTACTCACGGAATCTTGACTCAATTCGGGCATTCGGTCGTAGAAAGCGCTGTTCAAGTGCGCCATTTAGTCACAAACAAGCTAATTGAAGAGACTGAGAACCCTGACCCCCGCGTTCGTATCCGTGCATTAGAGTTGTTGGGTAAGATTTCGGATGTTGGGCTGTTTACAGACAAGACCGAAGTCACAATTACCCACAGAACCACTGATGAACTACGCGAAAGCCTACGCAATAAGCTGTCAAAGCTGGTAAATCCCGACGAAGACGTGATCGAAGCAGAGTTTGTAGACCCTGATGCTGTAGATGTGGACGCAGAACTGGGAATTGAGGACGAATCTGATGAATGATATGTCCTTAGACTTCTCTGAAGACGATATTCAGCGTTTGTTGGACAATTTAGACAGCTTTTCGCCAGATGAGATAGCTGAAATAGACAAAATGGCGGGAGAATTAGGCAACCGCAAGCAAAACAAAGCAGCCTACGACGATTTGATAGACTTCTGCAAGCTCATGATGCCTGAGTTCATCGTTGGTAAGCATCATAGGATACTTGCTGACATGTTAATGGGCATCGAGAAGGGGGAAAAGGACCGTGTTTGCGTGAATATACCCCCTAGACATGGCAAATCACAGCTCGTTTCTATCTTCTACCCCGCATGGTTTTTAGGTAGAAATCCTGACAAAAAGGTCATGATGGTGTCCCACACCACTGATTTAGCGGTGGACTTTGGGCGTAAAGTACGTAACTTAATAGCAACAGATGCTTACCGATCAGTATTTCCTACAGTAAAACTAGCACAGGATAGTAAGTCAGCAGGCAGATGGAACACTAACGTCGGAGGAGAATACTATGCGTGTGGTATTGGTAGCGCTCTTGCTGGTCGGGGTGCTGACCTCTTGCTCGTTGACGATCCCCATTCTGAACAAGACGTTATTAATGGAAACTTTGAAGTGTTCGCCAAAGCCTACGAATGGTTTACCTTCGGAGCGCGTACTCGTCTCATGCCGGGTGGCAGAGTGGCGATAATTCAAACACGTTGGCATATGGATGACCTGACTGGACGTGTGACAAACGACATGGCTAAGAACGACCGCTCGGATCAATACGAGGTTGTCGAGTTCCCTGCTATACTAGAAGTACAAAACAAGAAAACGAAACGCTATGTGGAGAAACCACTGTGGCCTGAGTTCTTTGACTTAGAGGCACTGTTACGTACTAAGGCGTCAATGCCTACGTTCCAGTGGAACGCGCAGTACCAACAGAATCCTACGTCTGAAGAAGCGTCGATAGTTAAACGAGACTGGTGGAACCTGTGGGAACAGGACAACCCCCCGTCGTCTGAATATCTTATCATGTCTTTGGACGCAGCGGCAGAAACACACAACCGTGCCGACTACACAGCACTCACTACTTGGGGCGTTTTCTTCAACGAAGATACGAATGCGTACAATATTATATTGTTGAATAGTATAAAAAAGCGTATGGAGTTTCCAGAACTTAAACAACTGGCTATGGAGGAGTACGCTGAGTGGGAGCCTGATGCGTTCATTGTGGAGAAGAAAAGCGCAGGTACCGCGCTGTATCAAGAGATGCGGCGTATGGGATTACCAGTGTCGGAGTACACCCCGCATAGAGGATCAGGTGATAAGTTAGCACGACTTAACTCCGTTGCAGATATTGTTGCATCGGGTATTTGCTGGGCACCCCCTACCAGATGGGCAGAAGAAGTGATAGAAGAGATTGCCGGATTCCCTTTTATGAGTCATGATGACTTAGTGGACTCAACGGTGATGGCGCTTATGCGGTTTAGGCAAGGCGGGTTTATTCGACTACCTACTGACGAGCCAGAAGAGCAACAATACTTCCGCCAACGTCGTGGTGGGTTTTACTGAGAGGCTAGATTATGGCGATAGAAAAAGGGTTATATTCAGCCCCAGAGGGTTTGGATAAGGAACTAGAAGAAGGTTTGGAAGGTGTCGAAGGTATGGACACTGCTGAGCTAGAGATAGAGATCGTTGATCCTGAAGCGGTCACTTTGTCTGATGGCAGTATGGAGATAACAATAATCCCCGACTTAAACGAGTCTGACCTCATGGGGTTTGATGCTAACTTGGCAGAGGCGCTGGAAGACGGTGACTTGCAAGAACTATCTGGGGAGTTAATTGGGCTTGTTGAAGCAGACATTGAGAGCCGAAAAGATTGGGCGGATACGTTTGTTAAGGGACTAGATACTCTAGGGCTGAAGTACGAAGAGCGTACTGACCCGTGGGATGGTGCTTGTGGAGTGTATTCTACAGTCCTAGCAGAAGCAGCTATCCGGTTCCAAGCAGAGACAATGAGTGAGACGTTCCCCGCCGCTGGCCCTGTCAAGGTTAAAATCCTTGGGGAAGAAACACAAGAAAAGATTGAAGCGGCTGAACGTGTAAAGTCTGACATGAACTATGAGCTTACTGAGCGCATGGTCGAGTACAGACCAGAACACGAGCGGATGCTCTATAGCCTAGGACTCGCAGGATCGGCGTTTAAGAAGGTTTACTTTGATCCTAACCTAGGACGCCAGATGGCGGTCTACATCCCAGCAGAAGACGTTATTGTGCCTTACGGTGCGTCTACGATTGAGCAGGCCGAACGTGTCTCGCATATCATGCGCAAGACTAAGAACGAGCTACGTAAGCTACAGGCCGCTGGATTCTACCGTGACGTAGAGCTAGGAGACCCCGAGCCGTTCCACACAGATATTGAAGAGAAGAAAGCCGAAGATGATGGTTTCTCTATCTCTGACGATAGTCGTTTTGCAATCTACGAGATTCATGCTGACCTAATCATTGACGGTATTGACGAAGATGATGAGGGTATAGCGAAACCCTACGTTGTTACGATTGAGCGTGGCACTGGAGAAGTCCTTGCTATACGCCGTAACTGGAACGAAGAAGATGAGCTAATGCTCAAGCGCCAGCACTTTGTACACTATGTATATGTGCCGGGATTTGGCTTTTACGGCCTTGGCCTGATTCATATCATTGGTGGATATGCGAAGGCTGGGACATCCTTGATACGTCAGCTAGTTGATGCTGGTACCCTATCGAATCTCCCCGGTGGGTTGAAGTCTCGCGGGCTACGTATCAAGGGTGATGACTCTCCAATCGAACCGGGTGAGTTTAAAGATGTAGATGTACCGTCCGGTAGTATCCGCGACAACATCATGCCGCTACCCTACAAAGAACCTAGTCAGACTCTCCTCGCTCTGTTAAACCAGATTACGACTGAAGGTCGTCGATTGGGTGCTATCAGTGACATGAACATATCGGACATGTCAGCCAACGCTCCTGTGGGTACTACGCTAGCGCTCTTAGAGCGTACGTTGAAGCCGATGGCAGCAGTGCAAGCCCGTGTTCACTACACCATGAAGCAGGAGTTTAAACTCCTTAAAGCGATCATGTCAGAGCACGCACCGGAGGATTATGACTACATCCCCATGCGGGGCGAAGTAAGCGCACGGCAGTTAGACTATATGATGGTGGACGTAATCCCCGTCAGTGATCCCAATAGTTCTACAATGGCCCAGCGTGTTGTTCAGTACCAAGCTGTGCTACAGATGGCTCAGCAAGCGCCTCAGATATACGACCTACCACAACTACATCGTCAGATGATTGAGGTGTTAGGTGTGAAGAACGCAGACAAACTTGTTCCCACAAGAGAAGATTCCAAGCCCGCCGATCCAGTCAGCGAGAACATGGATGCTCTGGTTGGCAAGCCGATACGAGCGTTTATCTACCAAGACCATCAGGCTCACATTGCGACTCACACGTCGTTTATGCAGGACCCACAGGTTGCTCAGATGATCGGACAGAACCCACAAGCACAGCAGATTATGGCGTCATTACAAGCGCACATTGCAGAGCACCTTGGGTTCCAGTATCGCCAGCAAATCGAGGAGAAGTTGGGAGCACCGCTACCACCTCCGGGTCAGGAGTTACCAGAGCAGATCGAAGTGGATTTGTCACGTCTAGTAGCAGAGGCAGGGGCGCAACTTATGCAGGGGCATCAGCAAGAAGCCGCGCAGAAGCAAGCGGAACAGCAACAACAGGACCCTATCTTCCAGCAGAAACAAGCCGAGCTACAGCTCAAAGGGCAGGAAGTACAGCGCAAGGCCGCAAAGGATCAACAAGAAGCACAGATGAAACAGGCCGAATTGCAGCTTAAAGCTCAGAAGAATCAGGTTGATGCGCTCTTCGATGCGGAGAAGCTGAAGTTGGATAAACAAGAATTAGAACTAGACGCTAAGAAAGAAGGCGTTCGCGTGGCGGCAAATCGTCGCCAAGAAAACAACAAGCTCGATTTGGAGCTTGCGAGGATGATGGCTGACAAGCCTAAACGAGGTGAATAATGGCTAAAACCGTCTTTGACGTGCTTAAACAAAAACTCGACGAAGATATTTCGTCTGCAACTAGTTTTCTTGCTGGGGGGTCTGCTAAAGACTTCGCAGGATACAAGGAGATTGTTGGCTTAGTTCGGGGTCTCGAAGCCAGCAAGCAACACATTGAGGACCTCTCGCGTAATTATATGGATGATCAAGATGAATAACACTCAGACTATTGAAGTACCTGATGCACTAAAAGCTAAGATGGCAGCAGAAGCAGCAGAAGCTGAACCTATTGCCGAAACTAGTAAACGTGAAGTCAGCGACGAGGAATGGGAAGCACAAATGCCCAAACCTTCTGGCTACCGTTTGTTAATAGCCCTACCCGATGTCGAAGAATATTACCAAGGCAGTACCCTGCTTAAAACAACTGACCAGATGCACAAAGAGTACATCATGTCGATTATGGGTATTGTTATAGATATGGGGGCAGACGCCTATTCAGACAAAGACCGTTTCCCTGAAGGCCCTTGGTGTAAAGAAGGGGACTATGTGATGTTTCGTATGAACACAGGCACACGGTTCAAAGTTAACGGGAAAGAATTTAGATTAATGAACGACGATTCTGTGGAAGCTGTAATCCCTGATCCTCGTGGCATTATGGCTGTATAGGAGAAAAATCATGCCTTTTCAAAAAGTAGAATACGAGTTTCCTGATGAGGAGACAAAAACAAAACAAGACATCGAAGTGGAGGGTTCCAGTGCTATCGAAGTGGACATTGGAGGTAAGAAAGCTAAAGCCGAGGCTGAGAAATCTGAGCCTGTCGTTGAAAGTGAAGTGGATACTGATGACGACGAATATGAAATTGAAGTGGTTGACGATACGCCGAAAGCTGACCGCAATCGTAAACCCTCTGATCCCCCAGAAGACGTTACTGATGACGAGTTGGAAGACTATTCAGAGAAAGTGCGTAAACGGATACAGCACTTTAGTAAAGGCTATCACGACGAACGCCGTGCTAAAGAAGCGGCTTTCCGTGAACGTGAAGAGTTGGAGAAACTATCTCAACAACTTGTGGAAGAGAATAAAAAACTCAAGTCCAACGTAAACAAAAACCAAACAGCTTTGCTTGAACAAGCTAAGCGAAGTGCAGTATCTGAGCTAGAATCTGCTAAAAAGCAGTATAAAGATGCGTATGAAGCCGGAGACTCAGACGGTGTTCTTTCTGCACAAGAAAACCTAACAAATGCCAAGATTAAGGCCGATAGGTTAAATAATTTCAAGTTACCAGCTTTACAAGAAGATGAAACTAATGTAAAAATGGTACCTGAAACCACCCCACCGCCAGTGGAGGTTGATAAACGAGCACAAGCGTGGCAAGACGCGAACGGCTGGTTCAACCAAGACGTAGAGATGACAAGTTACGCGCTGGGGTTGCATAATAAACTTGTCAACGAGGGCGTTAGCCCTCAGAGTGATGACTACTACGAGAGAATTGATTCTCGTATGCGACAGTTATTCCCCGAGAATTTCGAGGGGGAGGAAGTAGAAAAGCCGAAGAAGCAGTCAAATGTGGTTGCACCCGCTACGCGGAGCACTTCGCCTAAGAAAGTTAGGCTAACGCAAACACAACTAACGCTCTCTAAACGCTTGGGACTGACTCCCGAACAATACGCCAAACAGGTTGCACTAGATATGAGGAAACAATAATGGCTACGAACAGAATTGACCGTGAACTAGAAACACAAGAAAAAACGATCCGCAAAAAGGCTTGGACGCGTCCCGAGGTGTTACCATCTCCAAATCCCGAGCCGGGTTATGAATTTCATTGGGTTCGTGTAAGCACGCAAGGGCAAGTAGATGCCACTAACGTATCCTCAAAAATAAGAGAAGGTTGGGAGCCTGTAAAGGCAGTAGATCACCCAGAAATCACATTGGTTGCCGTTGAAAATGAACGGTTCAAAGACAACGTGGTAATTGGTGGTTTGATGCTTTGTAAAGCTCCAGCGGAATTAATTCAAGAGCGGTCTGCACATTATCAACAGCAGACAGACTCCCAGATGCACTCCGTAGACAACAGTCTCATGAGAGAAAATGATCCTCGTATGCCCCTGTTTAATGACAGGAAGACGAAGGTCACTTTCGGAAACGGAACTTAAATTAGGAGCTTAACATGGCTTACCCAACTGTAAGTGGCCCATCAGGGCTAGTTCCGGTTAAACTTGTAAGCGGCGTACCTTTCGTGGGCGTAACTCGTCAATATAGCATTGCGAGTGGTTATAACACGAACATCTTTAATGGTGACGCTGTACAACTTGTTACCGGAGGCACCGTAGAACGTGATACTGCTGACGCAGCGATGACGCCTATTGG